CGGTAGAGTGACTGCTTCCCAAGCAGTAGGTGGCGAGTTCGAGACTCGTATCCCGCTCCAAAAGCGCCGCAAATTTAACGTCAGCTCGTTAAATCTGCGGCGCTTTCTATTTTTGCCTGCAACATTTTCACCACCTAAAAAGCCGTGTAAGCCCTCGTAAGCCTGTATGTAAACCTGTACAGATAAGGCACTATTTCCTCCGTTTTCCATCTTTCCGCACATGCAAAAAAGCGGCGGGCGGCCCCAAAACACAGGGCCGCCCGCCGCTTTCGCGTTTTATTCACAATTTTTTTCGTCAGTATCGGTATCCGGCACGCACTTTTCCGCCGCGCGTTTTCCTGCGGCCAAAAGTTTTATAAGGCCCTCCGGCACAGGTGCGCCCATGGCTGCGGCATTCTCGGCAATACTGCCAAGCTCGGTAAAAATGTACCATACCAGCACCACCGGCAAAATCAGCACGGTGTATTGTATGCCCAATACGGGCAGGTTTTCCACCGCCACGCCCAGCACGCCGTCGGCCATGGCGGCTACAATCACTACAACCACCATCCCGGCCTTGTGCCAGATGCCTGCGCGCGCCACAGCGCTTGACCACTCGCCTTTGGACGCCGCAGCCGCGCTGCCACTGATCCAGTCGATCACCATGCACACAGCCCAGGCCAGCACCAGCCACCCCAGCCAGCCAAAGGCCGCCGAAAACGCCGCGCACAGCGCCGTCACCGCCGCCTTGATCCACAAAAACATATTTTGCTCTTCCATTTTTTCTACCCCTCCACGATCCTGATCCCGTATTCTTCCGCCGCCAGGTGCTCCATGCGGCACCCGCGCGCCGTTTCCCAGCCGGGCGCAAAAATCACCGCGTCCGCTTCGGCCAGCTTCCCCAGCGCCCGCGCCAACAGGGCCAGCGGCGTGGCATCGGTGTCGTCAAACAGGGTGTCCAGCACCGCGATCTCGTCCTCCTGCAGCGCCACCGCCGCGTCGGCCACCAGCGTTTTGCGCTCCCGCACAATGTCGGCCATCCTGCGCCCGCGCATCGGCTGGCTGATAAACAGCTTTGTCATGCCTGTTCCCTCCTTCTTATGCTGCCGTACTGGCGGCCTTGTCCGCGGCCCCCAGCTCGGTCAGCTTGTCCATCAGCGCCTTGGCGTCCCCGGCGCTCACCGGGCCAATGCGCAGGTTCTGCTTTGTGTGCGCCGCGTCGGCGTACTCGGCGCTGTACAGGCCCAGCCCCACCAGGCCCAGCGCCAGCGCCAGGCTGTACACGCTCATGGCCTCAGCGTTCGTCAGGCCGTTGGCCTGCACCGTTTGCAGGGCATTCGCGGCGGGTTCGGCATCCGCCGGGCGGGCAACGCTGGTATAGCTGCCCAGGTGCCTGCGCACCGCCGCGCTGGCGGGCGTAAAGTCAGCGTCCAGCCAGTTCAGCGGGTTCACCCGCCTGCCCTTGTACAGCACCTCAAAATGCAGGTGCGCGCCGTAGCAGTTGCCGCTTGCGCCGCTGTACCCGATCAGCTGGCCCTCCGTTACCGCGTCGCCCAGCTCCACAACACGCTTCAGCAGGTGCGCGTACCGCGTTTGCAGCTTTTTCCCGTTGTAATCGGCATGGCGCAGCCGCACCATGTTGCCGTAGCTCTGCATCCCCGTGCAGGTCTTGCCGTCCCAGGTCTGCGCCTGGTCTACCGTGCCGTCCTCGGCGGCATACACCGGCCGCACGCAGCTGGTGCCGCTCTGGGTGCGCAGGTCAATGGCATTGTGTGCCGCGCCGCTGGTGTACGTCCAGCCGGCCGTGATGACGTGCTGTGCCAGCGGCCAGGCCAGCAGTACATCGCCGTTTTGTAATCTCATTGGGGTTACACCTCCGTTGTCGTTCAGACATTTTATACTTCAACAAACACCACATTGATTTTGTACCTGTATCCGGCAGGGATAGCTGTTTTTGCTTTTATCATTAGTGCGCCGGTTGAGATATGAGTTGCTTCAAGTATATATTGTTCCCCGTCGCTGCTTCTGATGGCGATGAAATCCCCATCGTCGTCATTCTGGCTCCCGTATCTGGTGTGAATTGATTTTGGCACCCCTTCCACATAAAAAAGTGTTGTGCGTGCTGCAATAGCCGTGCCGCTGGTACTATCTCCGGTCTTAAATGTTATACTTAAAAATCCCAGTTTTCCTACTGTATAGCAATAGCACTTGTCCTTGCCGCCGCCGTTCGGTACAGTTATGCCTGTTGCAATGTTTGAAAAGGTTATTTCGTGATCTTCTCCAATCGGTATTCCCAGCGCCGTAATGTCGCTCTTGGTCACAGCCGTCGCCGCGCTCACATGGCCGGTGCTGTCCACCGTCACCTTGTACAGCCCGCTGGCCCTTGCCGTGTAGCTGGGGTGGGTGTATGTGGTATCCTGCGCAGGCACACCCAGCGCGGTAATATCACTTTTGTCCACGGCTGCCGCCGCACTTACATGCCCTGTGCTGTCCACTGTCACCTTGTACAGCCCGCTGGCCCTTGCCGTGTAGCTGGGGTGGGTGTATTTGTTTGCCCCGGCTGTTACCCCGTCCAGCTTTGTTTTATCCGCCGCGCTCATCAGGCCCTCTGCGCTTGTTGTGGCGGCGCTGTATGTGGTATCGCTTTCCGGTATTCCCAGCGCCGTAATGTCGCTTTTAGCCACGGCTGTCGCCGCGCTCACATGGCCGGTGCCGTCCACCGTCACCTTGTACAGCCCGCTGGCCCTTGCCGTGTAGCTGGGGTGGGTGTAGTTGTTGGCGTTTTCGGCAATGCCGTCCAGCTTCGTTTTGTCCGCCGCGCTCATCAGGCCGTTTGTGCTTTGCGTTGCCACATCGCTCGGCTTTGCTTCAATAGCACTTTTGGCTGCCGCTTCTGCGCTGGCTGCCGCCGCCTCCGCCTTGCTTACGGCGGTTTGGCTGGCTGTTTCCGCGGCGGCCCTGTCTGCCGCTGCGGCTGTCGCGCTGGTTTTGGCCTGCCCGGCATAGTATTCGGCGTTGTCCGCATCCTCTCCGGTTCGGGTCCCTGTTCCGCCCGCCGCCCAGCTTTCGGCGCGTACTGCTGCGTTCCCCGCGCTTTTTGCGTCCGCGTCTGCCTGCACGGCACTCTTGGCAGCCTGCACGGCATAGGCCTGTGCCTGCCGCCTGTCGTCGCCGCTGTCCAGCCCGCAGCCCAAAACCTCGCTCAGCGGGTCCGGCACACTGCTGGTCAATCCGTCTGCTTGTGTTGCCATATCATATACCTCTTGTTACAATCGCGTTGATCGCCGTCAGTCCACTCGGCAGGCCAGTCAGTTTTCCGTTGCTGATGCTTAGGCTCAAACTGGTACTGCTTGGGCTGCCATATATAGCGCCCTTGTGGTACTTGTCGCCCTCAAACGCGACCAGGCTCGTAGTCTGCTGGCCCCAGCCGCCGGAACTGGTCATGGTGCCGTAGCCCCAGATCTTGATTGCCCCGTCAGTGCGCTTAAAACTAACGCTGGGGTTGGTGTTCGTAATGGCATAAGCCTCAACGTTGTTATTGCTGCTGCCGCTGCTGGACGATACGTTCACCGTCACCTTGCCGCTGCCGTTATGGTAGCCCGCCGGGATGGTATAGCTGCCGTTGGCCGTCATGGTCTTGGCAACCGCCCCGTTGTTGGTCATGGTGCCGGTCAGCTTTGCCCCGTCAACATAAGCGGTTTTACCGCTCAGAATGTTGGCGGCGGTGGCGGTCGCATCGCTGGTATCTGTGCCGTTTACTGTTAAGGCGGCATTTCCCCCAACACGCGAAATATATACGCCCACCTCTGCGAGCACTTCCGCGGAGGCAGTTGCCGTTACTTTTATACTCGGCATATCGTCCGTCCCAGCATATAGATGAATTGACTTTAATTTTGTCCCTTCAGCGGTTTGATTGATTATTCCGTTTCCAGCGTCCCACTTTGTATAAGATAGCGTCCCATCATCAGCTTTTTTATCAAGCTCAGAGCATAGAATCCCGATTGTTGCAGTAGATTTATAACTGTACGGCTTGACAAATACCGAAATAGCATAATCTGCTTCCGGCAGCACATACGATGCAATATCGTTGCTCCCGCTCGCCAGGGTCTTGGTGTACGATATAGCCTTTCGGTATGAGACACCAGTAACGGTGCCTTCACCCGAATGATACCCCTCAGGAATGGTGTAGGTCTGTCCGGGAACAAGATTGGCTGTTATCTTGCCCTTGTTTGTCATCGTCCCCGTTACCTTGCACCCGTCAACATACGCAGTCTTACCGCTCAGGATTTCCCCGGCCGTAGCCGTTGCATCGCTGGTATCCACCCCCGTGTCGATCTGCTCCACCAGCGCGGCGTACCCGTCCAGCGTTGTGTCATCCGGCACCGTTACGCCCTTGGCGGTGATCGCCGTGGCAAGGTCGCTTTTCGCCCCGCTTAAGCGGCTGATCTGCGTTTTAATGTTCGTGTCCGCCATGCGCTTCTCCTTTCAGCAGCATCAGATCGCCGCCAGCGCGTCGTAAATATCATCCGTCAGGCTCACGGTGCCGCCGCTCGTGTACCCCGCGGGCACAGCCACGCTCAGGGTCGTCAGGCCGTCAATGGTCAGGCTGGTGGCCCCGTTGTTGGCCATGGTGCCCGTCACCTGGCTGCCGTTCACCCAGGCTTTTTTGCCGCTCAGGATGTTGGCTGCGCTCGCCGCGTCGGTCGTGCTCTCCGTCGTGTCCACATACAGCGCGGGAATGGCCGCCACGCTCACGCTGGAAAGCACCTTGCCGCTGGTCGGGGTCACGGTCTGGGCACTCTTGGTGGGCGTCACGCTCTTGCTCTCTTTGGTAATGCTCACCTTGCCACTGCCGCTGTGGTAGCCCTTGGCAATGGTGTAGCTGGTGGTCGTGGTGTCCAGCGTCTTGGTCACAGCGCCGTTGTTCGGCATCGTGCCGGTCAGGGTCTTGCCGGTGCTGTCCACCACGATCTTGCCGGACAGCACATCCGCCGCCGTCGCCGTCACGCTCGAAACGTCCTGGTAGTTGGACGGGATCGCCGCCACCGTCACATCGGACAGGCCATAATAGCCGCTGTCCGGCGTCACGCTCTGCTGGCTCTTGGTCGGCGTCACCTTCTTGCTTTGCAGGTTGTAATTGCCGCCGCCGGAAACGCCGGAAACCGTGCCGCTGCCGTTGTGGTAGCCCTTTGGAATGGTGTAGGTGTCGCCCTCCTGCACCGTCGCGCTCACTGCGCCCTGGTTGGTGATTCCGCTGATGGCGGTGGCCAGCGTGTCCAGGTTGGACGTGCTTTCCGCCATGCCCAGCTCCACCAGCTTGGTGCGGATGGTGTTGCGGTCGTTCTGGATGCGGGTGATCTCGGTCGCAATGTTGGTCTGTGTCGTGTCTGGCATGTTCTATCCTCCTCAAATGGTGCCCAGAAGCACCGCGATGTTGCCCACCTCCACCGCCACGGCGGCGCTGGTCACGGGCAGGGTATTGTCGGTTTCCACGGCGTCGGCGCAGTCCACGCACAAAGCGCCGCTCTCCCATTTCAGGCCGTGGCCAATGCTCAGGCTTCCGCCGGTCTGCACGGCGCCGGTTTTCAGGCTCAGGCTTACCGCCTCGCCGCCGCTCATGCTCATCTGCACGGTTTCACTGCTGTTCAGCAAACTCAGCTTCATGTGATCACCCCGCCCAGCAGTATCCGCTCCACCGGCAGCGCCACAATGTTGCTGGCCAGCGCCGCGCCGGTCGTTGTCACGGCCCGCAGCTGTATTTCCACGTTGCCGCCCTCCTCAAATTTTAAGGTTTCTTCCTGTGTCAGCGTCACCGTCAGGGTCTTGGCGTCATTGTCGGCGGTAATGCTGTCCTCCCGCCGGGTCACTTCCCTCCCGTATCCCTGCCGGAACGTCAAATACAGGCTTACCAGCGTTCCCGGCTCTATGTCCAGCTTAAACACCAGCGTCGGGGTCGTTCCCTGGGTCATACCATACCCTCCTTGCCGGGCTGTTTT